TGAGTTCGCTCAGTGCTGCGGCCTCCATGATCTGAAGGCCCTCAAGCATGTCGCGGCGGTTGTCGACATTGTAGAGGTCAAATAGCCCTCCAGAACTAAGCAGCACCTCATATTTCAAACCCACGTAGCCGGCCATGCTGGTCGTCCACTGGGTCTGCATACGCATGAACATCATCACGATGTCCCAGTTATCGTCCCAAACCTCAAAATCGTCGCTGCTTTCTTCCTTGGGCTTGGGCAGGACAATGCCAAGAGCCTTGGCATCATCCTGGGAGTGATCCTCGACGCGCTTACCGCCGCCAGCCCAATAGATCGCAGCGTCCTTTAGTTTCCCGACTTGGCGCCTTCAAAGGTATCGGTGTAGGCCTTGAGCACGCCGCGAATCCAATAAGGGTCGTCGCTCAGGTCACGCAGGGCTTCCATCGAGAACGGCACAGCCTTGCCGTCTTCATCGTCGATGCCGTCCCAGCCCACCAGCACAGCCTTGAGCAGGTCAAGTTCGCTCTTCTCGCTGAGCTTCAGAAAATCCTTGCGGCCAACACGTTTGAACGTTGCATCGAAAGTGTTGGTGTCAAAAGTGCCGCCGTCGCTAGGCTCCTCAATACTTACGGGCCACTTGAAGGTTTTGACCTTCTTGCGTACGAACGCCATAAGAAGAAGTAGTAGTTCCGCTTTATCTTACAGGCACAAAAAAGGGCCGCATCAGCGGCCCCGAGGTTGGTGTGATTAAGCGCAGCTTAGGTGAAAGCCAGAGAGAACTCGTCGTTACCGCTGGTGCTGGGCACGCAGGTATAGGGAATGTTGAACATTGCGATGCCGTCCTGATCTCCATAGGACACGTCGCCGATGTCAACACGGGTGGAAGCGAAGTCCACGATGTTGCCAGCAGCGGTGCCGTGGGTGAAGTCCAGGTTGCCCAGAGTGGTGTCGGTCAGAGCAGCAGCGAAGTAATCCTTCGAGGCGATGCTCACGGCTTCGATCGTGGTCGAGCCAGTAGCAGCGCGGTCGGTCAGGATGACTTCTTTGTCGCAACCGATCAGTTCGCGGTACACCAGGGTGTTGCCGATGTCGAAGCTGAAGGACTGCAGGCAGCCAGCGAAAGAAAGGAGCTGGAAGCTGCTGGTGTTGCCGTTCTTGAAGATCAGAGGGGTTGCCTGGTTTGCAAAGGTTGCAGAGGGCAGTGCGCTGTCGTCAGGGGCGTTGTAGACGCCGGTGAAGGTGAAGTCGATCGTGGGGATCTCGCCGACGTTGGCGTTGATCACGAACGTGCCACGGCAGCCGGTCACTTTGTGACGCAGACCATCAATGTTGTAGTAGATGGTGACGCTAGAGAAGCTGGCGCTAACAGGGGCGTAGGTGACGCTGGTGGAAGCGACGATGGTTTCATCAAGGCCGCAAGCCTGAAGGGCTTTGCCGTAGGCAGGAGCCGTGCCAGCGGCGCCGGAACCGGTCAGTTCGACGCTGAAGGTGCATTCAACGCGGGTGTTTGCCAGAAGCTGCTCGGAAGCACCGAGGTAGGGGCGAACAACGTCGCGGTTGACAACATCACTCTGCTGAGGGGTGATGTTCAGATCCCTTACGAGAACGGCGTCGGTTCCGGTTGGGGTCGGATCCGTCCCGTACGTCGACTCCGTTTCGATCAGAATTAGGCGTTTCCGCAGGAGCAGAGCCATCGGTGGTTACCTCGAATGGTGTTGGGGGAGACGTGCGCTTGATTAACTTGCGCTCGCCCGTTTCCGGGTCCAGCAGGTAGCTCCCGCCTTCACCACGGTGTTCATCAGTCATGGTAAGTCGAGTGACTTGTTAGGCCCAAGTCTAGATCTGGTGATTTATTGGGTCAGATCAGCAACTTGAGTGCGGTAACGCACGTCGTATTCGCAGAAAATGACGCCCGCCGGTTGATCAGCCTCGACAAAATTGAATGTGGTTTGTGCGGGCTGTACGTCAATCGCTTCACCGCCCAAAGTCAGATCTGCCATCACTTTTGCGTGCAGACTTTCGATAATCTCGTCGGCGCTTTGGTCCGGCACCGTTGCGCGCACAATCACGCTGATTCGCACCCTAAGGGTCCAATCCAGCGTCGGCAGTGCTGTGTTCTGAACCGGGGTATCCGTAAGGGGCTCGACCACTAGCGCTGGCGATTCACCGCGAGACATTGGTTCGACCCGGCTTCTGTAAATGCGCGTGCCAACCCCTGTCGTGTCCGTAAGGGCAGTTCGTATTGCTGAAAGGATGTCTTCGCGCTTAGTGGTCATGGTTTTGCGTACAAGGAGCCAAACGGACCAGGGTCAGGTCTCCCATTAACTATGGCCTGCGCACGTCTGTAGATATGACAATCTGTCTTGCCGGCTGCTTCAAGAGCCTCTAAAACCTTTACCCAGTTTTCACGGGTGTGCTTATCCATGTCCGCATTATGGGTATGGATGAGGCAGATGGCTTTAATCGCAAGCCATTGAGATTGTCACAGACTCGCCTGCGCCAATAGCAGTGGTGCGTGAACGGACGTAGCGAACTGGTCGATTGGCGTAGAAATGGGCGTCAACACCCGACTGGGTGTGAGCTTTTGCTACGTCCATAGAGAACCATGTATCGCCATCCAGACTGCCCTCATCCACGACAGTGACGTTGCCGCCAGTCACATCGTGAACAAAGACAAAATTGATTCCGCTGACTTCAACAGCATCCGTGGCTGCAAGGCTGGTGAGCGTGCCAAGCGTCACGATGTTTTCGCGACGCGATGCCCAGCTTCCGTAAATCTCAGGCATCAGTCCCTCATCAAGAAAATTTGAGTGATCTTGCCGTCGTCCATAAGCATGGGTTCACGGACCGTGTAGTCCGTGCCATCAACTGTGATGGCGTCCCCCCTTGTTATCGACGTGAAATCGGCTGTCTTGACCAGAAGCTTGTAATCCGTGGTCAAAACAACTCCGTCGGCAACGATCTCGTTTGGCATGTCCAAAATGCCAACTCCAGTATCGTCGCCCTTAGTGACACTCACGCCGAAGCCGGCGGTAGAGAAGAAAACGTCTAAGTCTTCGGTGAACGCCATAGATACAGCCTACATACAAAAAGCGCCCAGACCCGAAGGCCTAGGCGCCATGTCCTTCGCTTAAGCAGCTTAGGCGTACTTCTTGGCAGCCACAGCGTTGAGGCTGTAGGTGTGGGTAGAAGTGGAGGTGGTGGACACAGCCTTCACCCAACGCTTAGCGCTGGACTTAGGGAAGGCGATGTACTGCTTAGAAGCAGAGGTGCTCACCTGGGCGAAAGCAACGGTGCCAGAGGCTTGCTCGGTGCCGTCGAGTGCGAACACAGCGGTGATGTCGCTGTAGCTGCCGCCGGAAGTGTCGGCGGACTGGAACTTGACGTCGAGGGTGGAAGTACCACCGTTCTCAACGTCGAGGATCACGACGATGTCGCCTTCGTAGTCGTTGAGATCAACGGCAGTGCCGTCGAGATCAGCGGTGCGGGCAGCCGTAGGCGCAAAGGCCAGGTGGCTGAGCTTGTCGAGAGTCTGGGAAAGAAGGGCCATGGCTCACTCCTTGGGGGTGGTGGAACGAGTGCGCTTCGGCTTGACCTCTGCCGCAGCCGGGGGCTCGGGCTTAGGTTCAGGCTTAGCAGCTTCGGGCTCTTCAGCCTTGCGGGCTTTGCCGAGTCCGATAAGCATTTGGGCGTCGGCCAGACTGACCTCGGCAAAGGAGCCCGCCGAAGCAGGCTCCCCCGAGATCATTACCGGCCGCAGGATTTCAACTCGCATGAGTTACTCCGCGGTGGTCAGATCTCACCTAGAGATCAGGTGCCCAGGCAGAAGGCGCCAGGCTGCTTGACGGCCACATCGACGTCCTGGAGGGCGATGATGCGGACGGTGCCAGCGGTTGCACCGGCGTAGGGATCGACGGTCAGATCCAGGCCGGACCACATGCCCATGATCATCATGGAGAAGTCGCCGAACAGAGCGTCGTTGTTCTGCAGCTGGTTCGACACGATCACGGGGTAGCCGTTGATCTGGTCGTTCTCGTACACGAACTGGGCGGTGCCAGTTGCCTTCTCGGTGCTCTTCAGGGCGCCGCGGGCAGAAGCGTTCACGATGTAACGCAGGGAGCCAGCGTCGGCGTTAGCAGCAGCAACATCGGTCTCCATGCCGATGTACTCCGCGAAGGTGCCGAAGGTGGTGATGGTCTGGGAACCGATGCCGCTGACGTTGGTCAGGCCCAGGGGCTGGTTGGAAGAGCCGGTGCCGTAGATGGCAGCGCGGTCCAGTTCCAGAGCGATCACGCGGGTCAGGTCGTTGCGGACCATGCCCTCGACGTCGATGGAGGACTGGAGCAGCAGGCGACGGCTGTAGTCAACGAATGCACCCACCGTTTTGGGGGTCATGTTGACCTGGTCGATGGCTTGCTGGCTCTCGGTGGGAGCAGCGTTTTCCCCGACCCAGTAAGCGGTGGACGCAGAAGTCTGACGGGGGATAGAGATGTTGCCCTGCAGACCGGTCAGCATGGTCACGCCGGCTTGAGCCAGAGCGAGACGGTTGCGGAGCAGGTCGATGAAGGAGCCGGACAGCAGCTCATCGGCGACCAGGTTGCCACCGGCGGTTGCGGTGCCAACGGTCAGGTCACGACGCAGCACCTCGTTGGGCACCACGATGCCGTTGCTGGAGCGCTCGTACTTCTTAGCGGCGGCCTCGCCGACTTCGATCTCGAACTCAGCCGCGCGGCGAGCCGAAGCGTCACCAGGGTTGGCCAGGTAGTTCAGAGCGCGAACAAAGCTGAAGCGCTTGGTCTCTTGAGAAGACAGGCCAACGTCGTTGGAGGTGACGTCGGTCGAGCGGATGGGTTGTTCCACGGGGGTAGAGCCGAGTTTGTCGAGGACGGCTGCGCGGGCTTCGTCGATGGTGCGACCACCGTCGATCAGCTCACGAGCCAGGTCTTGCATCTGGTGCTTAGCGCCCAGTGCGTTGATGGCGGCGATACGAGTCCGCTCGGCCTCAGCGGCCTTGGACCGGATCACCTCCAAATCGGGGGTGTTTTCTTCCATTGCAGGAATGGGGATAGATGCGGTGTCGGCCGCTTGGCGTGTCGTTTCTTCTTCCACTACTTGTGCAGCGGGAGAAGCTACTTCGTCACTAATACTAGGCTCAGTGACTTGCAAGACCTCATCCATAATCGGTTCAGGGGAAAGTAGTGAACGGCCGATCCCAATTGTGGGATCCGCCGGAATACTTACAACCGAAACTTCGTGAGGTGCCCAGCTGGTCGCGACAAAATCACCTTCCCGCTCTTCCATCTGATTGATGGCGTAGCCGAAGCTGATCCCACGCAGGATTCCGTCCTTGACGTCGTCAAGAACTTCTTGGGCGAACTTGTTACGCGAAAAACGCACTTTTGCGTAGCCGCGCTTCTTCTCGCCGTCGACCCAGGCACGCTCCACCACGCCCACGACTTTGTCGGGATTGTGGTTGAACAGCAGAGGCGCACCATCGTTTAGACGGCTCAGGTCTGCAGCCTGCTCGTCGTGGCTAAGCACTTCGTTGCCGAAGTAGCGGGCCACGGGGTACTCGGAGCTGAAGGGGAACTCGAAAGTCCGCTCCTTGATGCTGCGAAACTCAGTCGCTTCGGTGCGGGTGTACTTGCCACCCTCGATGTCGCGCACTGAAGTCTCAGGGGCTTCTTCGACCACCTCTTCAACCTCAGCAGGCTCCTCGACTTCAAGAGAACGCAGAGGCGCAATCTTGCTCAAGGTGCTGAAGCGGTGGCCGACGCGGGTGTCGGTTTTCATGTAGCCCTCGCCATCTGACTCGGGCCGGAAGACTGCGATTAGAGCCGCAGGATCTTCTGCAGTGCCGTTGACCGTGAAGGTGCTATCGGGAACATCAATGCTCCCGTCGCGTTCCACGCGCTCGATCTGGCCACGGGCTGTGCCACCCGAGCTATTCCAAGACACGTAGTCGCCAACCTTCAACTGATCAGGCTCTGCACGCTGAATTTCAGCATCCATAGCTTTCTCGTTGGTAGCTGGTTCAAATTCGAGTGGCTCGTAGCCGTTGTCCCTGAGCCACTCGCGTGCTTCGGCTGCGGTGAAACGACTGAGCTTCAAACGAATAGCTTGCAGCTCGGCTGTCCCATCCTTAATGCCGAAGATGAAGTCGACACCCGCACCACCCCGATCATTAGCCCGCCGAAAGCGGTCATATTGAGAAGGGTCACGCAAACGAGCTGCGTGTTCGTTCGGGTAAGGACGCTCGCCAAAGTCCCCGGAAGTCACATCGAATTGAAAAATGTCGATTGTGCCTTCCACAGGAACTTTGACACAGGCTGCCACAAGTCTATCGGCGAAGTTTTTTAGGCTTTCTTCCTACGACTTGGCGACTTAGCGCGAGCAGGTGGAGCAGCTTCAGGCTCGGGTGGAACATCCGGGGCCGACGGAGCCGCATCAAGGATGTCCTTGTCCAAAGTGACACCAGTGGACTGCGCAAGCTCTTGCTCGCGGGCCAGTTCGGTGACGTTGTCGTCGTAATCGCCGCCGGTGTAGGCGATGATCTGCGCCTTCGTCATGTAACCCGCCTGCTCGGCCTCGCGATAGGCCTTGACTTCCTTGAGGGGGTCAACCCAGCTCCAGCCACGAGCCATCCAACGAGGCGTCTCGTAGCGCTCAGGACGGCCTTCGTAGTCAGCAAAAGGCAGCTCGCCGCTGAGCACCGCAAGACCAAGCCACTCGCGGAAGATCCGCATGTGGAAGTTCTCAATCAGATAGTTCTGGATGACGCGCCAGTGCTCCCGATCTTCCAGTAGGCTCAGGCGGCTAGACGAGTAGTTGGTGTCGCTGAAGTCGCGGCTGAGCGTCTCGTAGGAGCAACCAAAGCCCGATGCAAAACGGCGGACCTTGTTTTTGACAAACATCTCGAACTGCTGGTCAGGCGAGCTGATGTTTGGAACAGTGACACTTTCCCCTGGTGAAAGGTACTTATACGTACCAGGTTCGAAGTCACTTACGCGCTGCTTGTTATCAATGTCGTCGGCGATCAGCTCGCCTTCGTTATTGGTGATGAAGCCCATGATCGAGGCCGCAACGCGAGCCCGGACCACAGCAGCCTCCTCATAACCCTGCAGCTGGTGGGCGTCGGCCATCACGCTGTGGAACCAGGGCACCCCACGGTTCTGACCGGGGCGCTCAGGCATAAACAGGTGAATGACGTCCGCAGCAGGGATAAAGACGTGCTTGTCGTTGCGCTGAGGGGCGTTTTGGAACCAGTAGTCGCCGGGGTGACGAGTAAGGAAGGCGTACCGCACGGGGCGGCCCCATTCGTTCACCTCAACGCCGTTGCGCCACTCATTGGTTTTGGCAAGCGTTGAACCTTGATACTCCTCGTCAAGCAGATCGCTCTCAAGGAGCTGAAGCGCCAGCGGCACCTTGGAGTTACCGAAGGGACGGCGAACAATGCGGAAAATCGCCTCACCAGACTCAGGAAGCGCTCCAGCAGCAAGCCACTCAAGCTGGTGGAAGCTGTAACGACCGCTGACGTCACAGTTCTCAGCGCGAGTCCACACTTCCCACTTGGACTCGATCAGCTTGTTGATCCGGTCGTCGCGCTTGTTGCCGCGAACCTGCTGCACCTGGGACTGAAGCTTGATGCCGGTGCCGACAACGTTGATTTGGGTGGTCCGCTTGGCCTGCCGCGCATAAGGGTTGTTGCGGACCATCTCGCGAGAGCGGTCGCGCAACTTGCGCAGGCTGGTGCGAATCTCAGCGTCGGCGCTGGTCTGAGTCGCCAACCAATCGTTAGTAAGGCGCGAGATCAGTGCTCCCTGGTAGGAGCGGCGGCGTGGTGCCGGCTGGGGCTGCTGACGCCCAAAGCCCAAGAAGTTGCTAACGCGAGTGCGGAGTCCCATGGCTTAGGCGTTGAAGCGGACGAACATGTTGCGCGGGTTGCCCAAGCCATTAGCAATGAGCTCGGCTTGCTGTTCGCGCTTGACTTCAGCCTTCAGTTTGCCCTCCAGCTGAATCAAATCAGGCAGGTCATACTTCTTCAGATTACGGGTGCCAATCCGGTATTCCTGGACTACGCCACCGTCAACAATTGCGCGGATTGCTGCTTGAACAGCATCCAGATCTTTCTGGGCTTGAGTGCGGCCGTCAAATGCACCAGGTGTGCCGCTGTAGGTCAGAGCGGCTTCGACAGTCAGGCTGCCGTTGCCCAGCGTGATGACTTCGCTGTCCTTGGTTGCAACAGCGGTCCAATACCAATTACCGGCGTCGAAATCGGCGGTTGTCGACGCAGACAGCGTGAATTCCCACCCCGTGCCATAGGCAGAACCCGTAGAGGTCGCGCCTTCAGAAGCAGTGTTTGTGCGGAGGTAGTACTTGAGCGTCCAGTCGCTGCTCGTTATTTCATTGCCAAAAACGTCAACTGAAGCGTCGTCACGCCACTTAACTGTGTCGCCGGCTCGGATAGTCGTTGGAATGTTCACGGCCTCACCAGCTCTTGACGAAATTGGCGCGTTTTGGCGCGTTCTGCTGGTCAGATCTTAGCGCCGGCTTTTGTTTGGGATCATTACGACGTTCTAATTGATCCCATATACTTCGCCTGTCATATTTTTGGTACAAACGGTGCAAGCTGGCATATGCGTAGTTCAGCTCGTCGAGCGCCTCGTTTGGACTCTGGCTCTTCTTAACCCATACACGCTCGGGGAAGCCGTTCCTAAATCGCAGGATCTGGCGTTCCGCTGTCAGCTCCTGGAAGTAGTCAGGAGTGATCGTCGGGAAGAAGTGGAGGTAGCCCGGACCAGGGTCGTTGTGCTTAAGGCGTCCGAAAAGAAGCGATTTGACCCCGTCCACTCCAACCGGAAACAGCTGTGCGCCTTTCTTCAAGGCCCGCCCGTTGAAGTTGATGTCAACCTTGCTTGATTTACCCAGCACGGGCTTGCCCTTCTGACCCATACCCTTGATCGCAATGACACCCATGTGGGCGCGTTCACGGCTGTACTGGTAAACCTCCTGGGTGTGGTGGCCGCCTGAGTCGATGGCGCACACAAGCACCTTCATCTCCTCGCCCGCCTCGTTTAGGTAAGGCTTCTGGAGCACTTCGTCGAGCTGCTTCCAAACCTCAGGGCGGGACGGCGCGCCATAGATCTTGACCCGATCAATCAGCCAGCCTTCTTCCTCACGGCCCCAGGCCCACACAGACAAACTCAGGCGGTCGTCCTGGACGTCGCAGCCAACAGTCAGAGCTAAGGCCTCGACTGGTGGAACTCCTTGCTTGTACTTCTCGGCCGCGGCGCGTTCCATCAGCGCGTCAGCTCCCACCTTGGAGGCGTACTCGTCCTCCCAAACTTCACCCAGGGTGGTGTTGATCCAGGTCTTGAGCTGCTCGGCGTCGTTCTTGGAGTCGAGAAACTCCTCGACCAGGTTTGACCAGGTGGCGTTAGGGGAGTAGCTATACGCAGCCCAGATGTGGAAGCCGACGTGCTTTCCGTTGCCAGGCGCAGTCGCCCTCCACTCGCCTCGCTCCACCATCCAACGTTTCTTGGAATGGGGAATCCAAACGCCGCAGCCCTCGCAGCAGTAAGACGCCGTGCTCGGGTCGTCGTCTCTCCAGCGGATATTGCCCCACTTGAGATATTGCATGAAATTGCATTCGGGACATGGCACGAAAAAGCGCCTCATGTCGCTCTGCTGGAACAACCGTTCCACGCGGCTGAAGTCCTTGATCGTCGGCGTAGAGCCAGCGACGATCTTGCGGTTCCAGTAGTACTCAGTACGCCTGATGCCCAGCTTGATCTGGTCACCTTCCGCGCCAGCCGATGCGGGGTAGCCGTCAACCTCATCAAATAAGACGATGCGGCGGCTGACACGACGGAAGCCACGAGGCGAGTTGGCCCCGACCAGGCTCAAAGTGCCACCTGGGAACTGCTTCTGCAGGATCGTGTTAGCGCCGTCCTTAGCTTTTGACTCACTGACCAGGCCCTTCAGGCAAGGAGTGTCTCGCAGCATCGGGGCGATTTCTTCCTTGGAGTAGCCCTGGGCGTCTTCAATGGTCGGCTGGACCAGCATGATTGGCGCTGGGTCCTGGTGGATGTAGTAAGCGATGACGTGGTTGAGGATTTTGGAGTAGCCGACACGGGCTGACTTCATCACCGTCACCTGCTCCACCTTGTTATCGGTGATCGCGTCCATAATTCCCTTCTGATAAGGGAGCGTGCGCCAGCGGCCTCCTTCGGCGCTCGACTCGCTGCTTAAGTAGGCGTAATTGTCGGCCCACTCGCTCAAAGTGAGCTTTTTGGGCGGTTTGAAGGCCTTAAATGCGCTTCGTTCTAGGCGCTCAATGTTGCTCATTCGTCGTCCTCTCCGGCAGCTGAACTCAGATCTTCAAGGGTTTCGCGGACGATGTCCTCTAAAACGCCCATCGCGTCGGTATCTAGGTCGGGAATGCGCTGCTTCGCCTTCGTAGGGATGCCCAGCATCTTGGTCCGGGCCTGAGTGACTATTTCAACCCACTTGGCCTCAATTTCAGCCGCTGGAACTAAGAGGGACTCCTTCTGTTTACGTTCCAGTTCGAGTAACTCGGCCTTTAGGTGCTCTGTGCGGGCGCGGCTTTCCTCGTATTCGGGGATTGACTCGACCGTGCGGCTGATTCGGCCGCTGGGGACACGTTCTTCGCGTGGGCGGAGCGGTTTTGGCTCAGATGCGGGCGGTTTCGGACCACGCCCGATCCGTTTTTGGGTGTTTTTAGACCACTCGTCGCGCATGGTCTCGCTGTTTACCATCACCCGGCCATCTTTGGCGGTAATGGTGCTCAATCGACCCTGTTTTACGGCTGCGTAGACGGCTTCGCTGGTCACACCGAGGGCTCTAGCCGCTTCTGCTCTCGTAATTAGTGGCATGGTTACAGCTTATCCCTTAAATGCGGCAACTTCTAACCTGTATCAAAAGAATAGTGGTATAGTAGCCGGCTTTTTCGATTGCTGGTTGGGTTGGGGGAGATGTTTTTTCATATATCGAACATACTTTCCGGGCCGATGCCTAGGAAAATCAAGCGGCTCGAAATACCT